ATCCTTTTGGTGGCATAACACCTTTTTCTCTATCTACTATGTAACTTTCATACATATAAACATCTTCAATAGGCTTTCCATGTTCTATATTAACCTTACCTTGATATCCTTTCTTGAAAAATCTTTGTACTATTTTCTTTATTTCCTCTGCACTAAACATTACATAGTATTCGCCATCTTCATCTTTTCTATAAATAGGCAAATCAGCTATCATTAACGGACCTGTTACTATTCTTTGTTCCTCATCTTGTATAGCAAACTTCAAATCTGAACTTTGTCCATCTCCTAATTCACCTAATTGTCTTAGTTTATTTCTGCTCCAACCTAGTGCAGCCTTTCCACCCCACGCATCGTACATCAATTTACCACAACCATCACCATAAGATTTACTAGAAGTAAGGTCTGCTTCGTGTCTACTCAAATAAGAATACATCCTTTTGATAGTTTCTAGTGATATAGCCTCCCCACTTGCTAATTGATTGGCTCTTTGTTTGCCAACAGGAGTACCACATGAACCCCATCCATTCTTTTCTGCATAGTCTAATACGCTTCTAGCGTTCCCTTTTACTCCATCAGGATAGTCAGCATAACTTTCAAACTCATCTGTATCATTAAATGCTAAAAAATTCCTTTGTATAGCAGGGTATTCAACCAATGCAACATAATCAACTTCCTCCTCGCCATCTATATCATCGGCAATCAACATATTATATAAAGGTAATTTCACTTTCATAGTATTAAATATTAAAAACCTGCCCTTCGTTCAATATCAGCCACCCTTCTTTGTGTTCCTGTAACTTCACTTTCAACTACAAATGCTCTTATTGGCTTTTGATTTTGCATAACACTAGCTATTGCCGTAACAGGACTGCTTCCTAAAGTCGGTACTGCTGATGCAGTTGTTGGTGCAGAAGCACTTATACTAGGTGCTGATGCTCCTCCACCGCTTGGAACTTTTGTTTTAGATATTTCTCTAATAGATTTTATACCTGTTGCTATGATTACACCTGCTTGTGCTATACGAATGATAGTTGCCAATGGTTCAGGTGCAGGAACTTTGCTATTTAAAGCCTGTGTCGCACCTGTGTATGTGTTTATTGTTGCTGCTGCTATCGCCAAACCCTTTCCTGCAGCCGTATCTTTACCTGCTAGGTCAGACATTGAACTTAAAATACCTGCTACTTGTTGAGCGACCTGCATTTTCGCTTGAACACTAGCCTCATCTATCTTTTTTTGTTCATCAGCGTTGGCTCGTAAGAAATTAGTGTACTCTGTTTGGCTCATTCTACCATTCTCAAACTCTGTTGTTGCTAATGCTAACTTTTTTGCAGCTAATTCCTTTTGTATATTGAACTTAAATTCAGATTGTTTCATTTCATAATCTAAATCAGCCACATCTTGATTAAACTTTTGTGTCTTTCTTTGATTTTCTAATGTATCTAACTCTAAATTCTCCTTTTCTTGTAGTGCTTTTTTTAGTGCTAACTTCTGTTCAGCCGTATATTTTTCGTTAGCATCAATATCTGCGTATTGTGTTTGGTAATTAGCTAACAATTCTTGCTTCGCCATTTCGTTTTCATCCTTTATAGCGGACAACCTAGCCTCTGTTCGTGCCTTATTTAACTCTTTATCAAATGCTAATACCTTATCTGCTTCCTCTTTAGCATATTTATCTTTTATTTCAGTTAGTTCTTTCTGTTTAGCAGCCTCTAAACTACCATCATCCTTTACACCTGCCTCTTTTAACTTCTTAAATTTTTCTTTATAGGCTTCTTCAACTGCTGCTTCCTCTTGTTTTTGCTTTTCTAATAGTTTATTCTTAGCCTCTTGTAATATTTTTTGTGCTTCTAAATCCTTAGCATCCTCTTTATCTTTTTCTCCCTTTGCTTTATCTGCTGCTGCTTTATCTATTCCTTGTATAGATACTTGATATCCTGCCCTTTTTTCTTTAAGTTTATTAAGACTTGCCTCTGCTTCTTTAATTGTAGCATCTCCATCTTTGGCGGTTTGTTCAGGGTCAAATACCATTTTAGCTAATCCACCTGTAAATCCTTCTGCTAATCCGAAATTTTGTCCTAATGCTTTACCTGCTTCATCTATCATTGCCAATACGGCAACTAATGGAGCAGTCAAGAATGTTATAATACCTTTTAATATCTCTTTATTTCTTTCTGCCGCTTTTACCTGTGCATCTTTAGTCGCTTTTGAGTTAGCAAGATTAATTTCTGCTGCCTTAATAGCCTCATCACTTTGCTTAATCTTAATATTAAGTATATCCTTTTCACTTTTACCTTGCAGTTTAAGTTGATTAGACTGCCCATCTATTGCATCAAGTTTTTCTTCTTGTGTTTTTAGATTTTCTTTAGAACTTTCATTAAGTTTTTTCTGTTGACTACCTACTCCACCTACTAATCCTTTAATATCATCCCAATAAGCGACAAGTAAACCAACGGCAACAACCAAAGCACCTATCCCTGTTGAGATAAGTGCTTTTTTAAATCCATCTACTCCTGCCGTAAGTCCTTTGAATGAAATTTTTAACTGCTCACCTACTTTACCTATGTCTTTTAATTGAGATAGACCCTGTGACAATGCCATTGCACCCTGAACTTTCAGTAATGCCTTCTGCACATTATCACTTTCAGCACCAAATAAAGCCATAGCACCTTGTACCGCAGCAACACCTGCTGCTGCCGTACTTGCTGCCTGAGTTAATGCTTGAAAACGCTTTCCTGGGTCAAATAATGATGCTTGTTCTCCTGCTGCTTCTATCTCATCCTTTACGGCAGCTACTTTTTTAGCAGCATCTATCGCTTCTTGACTAAATTCACCGAACTTTTGCCTTGCTGCCTGTAATGATACAGTAGCCTCTTTGAGTTGTGTCTTTAGGGGTTTAACATCTACATCAATTATTAGACTATTTTCTGCCATTGTTAATCTTTGTTATCTACTAACCTATAAAATATAGGATAGTTTTCTTCTGTTTCTATTGATGCTAAATCATTGATAGTTAAATCACTAGACCAAAGACTTGTAACATCAATGTTTTTCTTTGCTGACATCAATTCAGTAATATCTGCATTAAATAATTTTACATCATCTCCTGTAATTTCCTTTTTCTCTCCTTTAGCATACTTGTCAAATACTTCTTGTCTTGATTTGTCTAATGTTTCTACTTCTTCATTAAGTATTTTGCCTAATCTGTTTACATAAAGTTTTACTTTCATGCTCATTTTCTGTTGAAGGAATCCTTTAAGTAATACTTTCTTTTTTCCTTCTTCTGTTACAGAGTAGCCATTAAGTTCATGCCATAGGTTAGTTACCTCGTTTAAATTTAGTTCCATTTTGATTTGATTTTATTGTTTATTAAATATTTTCTTTTGTTAAATTTAGTTTTGCTAATGCCCATGTATAGGCATCATTGTTTATACTAGGACTATCATTCCATAAATCATAGTCAGGATTAGTCATATACAATTGACCTGATACTAATGGAGTATTACCAAATGATACATTGTCATCTACAAATAAAGAGTAACTGAAATTAGCAGTATCTTTTAAATTGTCATAACTTGATGTTAGCACAAATTCTGTTGCTAATATTTCTTGACCTTCATGCCAAGTACTTACGGGTTGAATTTTCATATTATTTATTTTTTAATTTTTGTATTTCAATATTTTGTTCTTGTAATGCTTTTATAGCTACTGACAATAATCCATCATAGTCTAGTCCTAAATAACCATCATTATCATTACCAATAACTAAATCTGATAAAATTTCCCTAACATCTTGAGCAATAAAACCATATCTCTTTTGACTAGGATTATTTTTCATATTATAAGTCTTAGCTTGTAATGACATAATCTTATCAGTAGCACTAATATCTAATGCAAATATATTTTCTTTTGCCCTTCTGTCAGATACATTTGAACCTGTAAATGAATAGTTACCATTACCATAAATATAAAACCTTGTACTATCACTTGTAGCAAAACGCATTTCAACATTTCTTGGGTCATGATGATATGAATGGTCTGACCCACTACCAAATCTTACACCTGATGTACCATTATATCTTGTTTCTAATAAAGAACCACCTGCACCATTAATTTGTATTGACTTTGCTGTAGCACCAAAACTATTTTCACTTGTAGTGCCCATCAAAATAGTATCGTTAAATGTTGCTTTTCCTGTTGATGTAAATTGTATTTTAGATACACCTGACCAAGAAAACTCAAAGTTTTGACCTTGCGAAAAATAAAAATAACCTGCACCTGCAGCAGTAACATTTGTGGAAATAGCGGGTAAATTTTGTAGTAAATACATATCCTGTGTACCGCCTTGAAACCTCATATAAGCGTAATTGACATCACTTACTATATTCATGTGAGTACTGCTTCCTCTTAAAGTTGCTTCAGCACCTAATACTTCAAATCCTCCTGTTACTGTTGGGTCATATCCACCACCTACAATAATAACCTTTTCTCCTGCAACTCTTGCTGCAATCGTTAATGCATTTCTATTATTAGTTGCACCTGCAGTATCATTAGCACACCATACACTACCTGCGTGGACACCGCCTTGTCTAAATATATCCATACCTGAATATCCTGAAGTTTCTGTATTTTTTAATAAACACAATGCTCCATCTGATTTACCTGCTGAAATTTGTAATGGTGCAGTAGCATCAATACCTATTCCTAATTTACCATAAATTTTTGCGTCACTAGTTGTGCCACTAACACTAAAAATATCAGCACTACCATTATACAATCTAACAATACCTGCACTTGTGTACCATCCATACCAATTAGAACTACTTGTTACACCGCCACTTCTATTCTCCCAAAAGTAACCTGCTTGATTTCCTGTACACATATATTCTCCACTAGAAATTACACCCGGATTAACTGAAGCTAATGTAGAAGTATTTTTTACATTAATTGAACCTGCAGTTGTAACTAAAAAACTTGTTTGATGTATTCTAAATAATGTTCCATTAGATGTTCCATTATAAGTACCATTAATTAAAAAATCTCCTGTTGTTAGATTCTCTCTACCAATATCATAATGAAAACCTACACTAGTACTACCTAATCTTAATGAAGGTGTAGCAGAAGCACCTGCTAAGTGTAAAAGGTTAGTAGGACTAACACCAATACCTAATCCTAAATTTCCTGAAGCACTAATAAATACAGCATTTGCACTTCCTTGTGGATGAAATGCAAAACCACCACCACTTGCACTATCAGTAAAAAAGTTCAAAGCATTAGCACCACCATAAGATGTATATGTACTATTGCCTTTAAATATATATGCGTGTTTAGTATCTCCTAAAAATTGCATTTGAGAATATGCAGCAGCAGTAGTGTTTGATAAAATAAACATTGGTCCAGCCGCAGTAGCTGTTATAGTTACATCATTAGCAGTAGCAGTTATTATACTATCTCCAATTACACTACCTGTACTTGTAAATTTTGCAACCTTATTATTAGTTCCACTTCCGCTAACATTTCCTAATGCTTGTGTAGATAATAAACCATTAGCATCAGCAACAACCATTCTTGTTCCTGTACCTGCAAGATTTTGTAATGTAATAGCACCTGTGCTATCTAAAATTAATCTCATTACTCCTGCTATTGAATCAAATATGTAAAACTTATTTGCTACTCCATAAGTAGTTTCTGCATTATTACCTAATCCAATTTGATAACTCCTCCCTGTGCCTATAAACCTCATTTGAGTATAACTCTGTGCTGATGCACTTGTACACGCAATAGTAAATGTCAGATTATTAGCCGTATTAGTAATAGACATATTACGAGCAGCCATACCTATTGTTGAACCATCATCTGTAATTCCACTATCTCCTATTGCACTTGCACCTGTAAATTTAGATAAAGTGTTAATAGTTCCACTACCTGATACACCACCCAATCCTGCTAATGTTTGGTCACCTGTGTTTGTTCCACTTAAATTAGTTGCAGCAATAGTTCCTAAGAATGTAGAGTTTTGACTTGTACTTATTGTTAAGGCTTTTACATCATTAGTATAAAAAGTAATTGGTCCGTCTTGATTTCTTATTTCTAAATTTTTCCTTCTTGCTGCATCTGAATATAAAGAGTTTATATATACAAAATATGTTTTCAAAACACCATTTTCATGATTTGAAAAATAAGAATAACTACTTGTATCTGTAGCATTTACAACATTAGCAACTATTGTTGCTTTTGTAATAGTTAAATCTCCTGTTAAAACTCCTCCTGTTAAAGGAAGATAACCACTTAATGACGAACTTGTAATATATCCTGCACCATTAGTTAGTTGATTATTATTAGTAGGAATAGTTATAACTCCTGTTGTATTATTATATGCTCCTGAACCTGCAACAAAACTTAATGCTGCTCTTGATAAAGCATCTGTGTATTGTGTTATTGTTGAACTAATTGCACCTGTTGTACTATTGTATGAAATACCTGTACTTGCTGATAATGAAGTTAAAGTAATATAGTTTGAGCCATTTGTTATCTGTGTATTATTTGTCGGTATTGTTATAACTCCTGTTGTAGAATTATAAGCACCACTACCTGCTACAAAAGATAATGCTAATCTTGCCCTACTATCTGTAAAATATAAACTACCACTTTCAGTAACCTGTGCAGTTGTATAATCTCCGCTTGTTGCCACTACTGCTCCTGTTCTACCGAATACAGAAGTAACCGCATCTGTGTTTATATCTGTCCAACTAGCAGTAATTGTACCGCTATCTCTTTGTGTTAATGTTAATGTCTTTGTCGTTGTTCCTGTAACCGCAGCACTTAAAATAGTGTCATCATAAGCCGCAGTCCAATTTGTTTGACTAGCAGTTGAAGGAATACTATATCCTGTTGCAGTTGAAAGAACACCTGTTGTACTATTGTAATCTAATCCTGTAACTGATTCACTAAACGCTGCTCTTGACCTAGCATCTGTATAAAATAAATTACCATCTTCTGTTACTTGATTGCTATGTAATTTTTGATGTTGCCATTTTGCAGGACTTCCACCATATACCCATACATCATCAGCAGTTGGAGTTCCACTTTGAAAATCTATCCCATGTACTCTATGGACAGTCGGATTAGGATATGTTCCTTGCAAATCTCCACCTGCTGCTCCTGTTGGTGGCAAACCTGATGGGAATGTTTGTAAAGCACCTGTTCCATCTATGTATTGACTTACTAATCCTGAACCTGTAATTGTTATTGTACCACTTGTAGTGATAGGACTACCGACAACGCTAAATGCTGATGGCATAGAAACACCAACAGAAGTGACAGTACCTGTATCTAAATCTGTCCAATTAGCCGTTATCGTTCCACCATCTTGTTGTGTAAGTGTAAGTGTTTTAGTAGTCGTACCTGTTACGGCTGCACTATTAATCTTATCATTGTATGCTGCATCCCAATTACTTGTGCTATCTGTCAAGTATGATATAGTACCTCCTGTACTTTTAACAATACCTGTACCACCTAATGCATTTTGCTTACCATTAAAGGTTGTCCAATCTGTTGATGAAATAAATCCATTCTGCGAACCTGATGCTTGTTTTACTTGTATAGTTGTACCACTACCTAGAACAGAACTTGTACCACCTGTGATAGTAAGTACAGAACTTGTTGCTTCTGTCAAGTTACCTGTTGTAATCGTAGCCTGTTTATTATTGAATGTGTTCCAATCTGTGCTACTTAAATAACCATTACTCGCTACACCTGATTGTGTTATAGAGATAACATTACTAGCGATTCCTATTGGAGCAGTAGCACTTGTAATCCTATTAGTATAAGCAGTATCCCATTGTGTTTGTTTAGCAGTTGTCGGTATAGAATACCCTGCAGTAAATGTAACTACGAAAGTTCCTGTTGATGTTATCGGAGTACCTGTGACAGTCAAACCTGTTGGTACTGACATCGCTACCGAAGTAACTCCGAAATCCAAATTGGTTTGCATGTAATCATCAATAGTCTGTAATGTTACTTTGTTAGTAGTTGCTGCCCCCGATGCAACAATAGGAAACACATCATTGTTTGCGAGTGTTACCCTTTCTACTAACTGACTTATTCTTTTATCTGACATAACTTTAAATATAAAATAAACTTACTCCGTTTTCTTGTAACATATAGAAGTCTGTTTCTAATAGTATGAAATCGTAGTCTGTTGGTTGTAAATCTTTGAGTATTTTAAACAAAGATACATAAGAAGTGGTATTAGCTATTGGATTAAACCTATCAACTTTTTGTAATTGATAGAAATGCTTACCTACTTTTATTATCCTTCTAAAATCTAAATCCATAATATCCTGTGGAGTAAGATAGAAATTACCTTGTAGTACCCTACTATCTTTATCTCCTATCAATGTGATAAGTGGTTCATAATAAGCACCATACAAGTTTGCTCCTGGGTATAATGATATACTAAAGTATACTTCTTTAGGAGTTCCAAATAATAAATCAGCGACAGGGTCAACAGGGTTATTCAAGTGACCTGCGTATGGATAAGTTGAATATGTAGTCGTTCCTCCTTGTCTTGACATAATCCAATTAGTTGGACATGACACATTCGGTTTCCAATATGCTATTCTAGGTTTAAAGTTATCTTTAATCTTATTGCCATTTTCTACTTTATATAAGTGTAGCATAATCCTACCCTGTACTTCTTCTCTTAAAATTGGCGTACCAAATATTACCTTTAATGTTTTTGTATCTAATTCAAAATCATTGTCTAGTGTAACCCTGCTTTCTCCATACCCTTCATTATACTTAGCCTTATAGAATCCACTCCAATAATCAGAATCTTCATCAAATTGTATTCTGTATTCTTTAGCAGTTATTTCACTTGTAGGTAGAATAACCACATCTTGACTTACATCTAATTTGTTTGTCCAATCTATTGCTTCATCTTTATATGTTTTATAGAATAATGGATAAGGTATTATCTCTAATACATTGTCCTGTAATTTATCTTGTAGGATATACAGATTGTGCATTGTAATAATACTTTTCAAGAAATCTCTTTGCTTCATTGACTTAGGCAAAGTATATGACATTTTCATTGTATCTCCTTCTACTAAATCAACGGCAACAGGTACTGTATTACCTATCTTTAATGTTCCTGTCAATAAATCTATATTCATATTAATTCCAAGACCTCCCCCAATAAGTTCTCCTTCAAGTACTACCTCAAAATAATCATTCTGTGCTATATCTCCTACCCAACTTAAATTAATATCCCAATTATAATATTCTCCTATTCTTAAATTTATTATTTTATTTTGAGATGCTATTATACTTCCATTTCTTAAAACATTCAATGTCCATATTGCTCTTGTATAATTTACAGGTGTACTAAATTGATATTGTGCAATAAAACTTAACCCTGTGTTTAATGTTTGTGTTCTATTCCAAGTAAATCTTGTATTTTGATTACTGATTGTAAAACCTTCTGCTGATACACTTGTATTAAAAAATAAAGTTCTAGTGAATGATTCTACTGAACCTACACTATCATAGAATTGTGCTATCTGATTAAGCAATGTACTAACTTGTTTAGTAATTGATTTTTCTGCAGTTACTAAAATTAATTTCTTAAAGTATTGAGTATCAAAGAATGGTGCTACAATTTCAAAACTACTTTCAGCAAATATTCTTTTTAAAATTTCACGAATAAATATAGCAGGTTTGAAACTAACTAATGGATATGTTATACCATCTGTTGTATATCCGTAGTCAACTAATGGATATACATAATTGTTTGCTCCATCTACCCAATCAGTTCTGCTCCAACTTGACGCTATATTAGTATTGTTCCATGTATGGTTGTAATCATCAAAGTTTAATTCAGCCAATGTCTTATCGCCTAGTGTATGTAATATATCTCTCAACCTACCGAACACATTTGTTTCATAGGTTATATCTCCGTTCTTATTGTTAATCTTAATCAGCCTTAATACTCCATCAAATATCTTTACATTGTCTAGGAATATTTGTGCCTTCGCTTGTTTAGATGGGTTGAAATTAGACAACACATTCCTATCATTCTCATCATAATCGTTTTCAACTGATATATCAAATATGTTACCGAATATCTTTTGATTCCTAGAAGTTGAAGGTAATACTAATGTCTTAGAATAAGATGTACTTCTGCGTTCAATATCAGTGATATCGGCAATAGAATATGTAAAATCAACATCTATATCTCCTAGTGTATCTACTTCGTATGTTTCTAAATATAACTTTGCACCCATTCTATACAGATTGTCTTGTGTTTACTAAACCAAATTCAACATCTAATTCTAAATTAAATAACTTATCACTAATACTTTGTTTCAATTCATAACTATTAGCAACAGGCTTTACAGGAATCCACGATGGGGTAATTTGTGTGTCATTGGCTAGGTTCATATAAACCAAAGGAGCAGAATATAAGTCCCTAATAAGGACGCTCTGCGCATCTGTGAGGTAGTCGCTATTCAACTTAAACTTTTGTGTTTCTTTGGTATAGTATATAGGATTTGTATTCTTAACAATAATATCTCCACTTTGGTATATATCACCTGCGTAATCCTTTTGATACCCTTTCTTTTCAATATCAAAACTTGTCTTACTAACTAAATCAAAATTGAAAAAGTCATAAGTTCCATATTCATTCAAATATGCTAATCTTATTGGTTCGTATTTGCCACAGGATTGCACATAGATTGTTCCTATTGCATATCTCCTAGCACCGCCATTCGCCCAATTAACAAAGAGTTGTATGTTATCTGTTGTGCCTCCATAAGTCAATGGTGTAACTTTGAAATATGTAACCATGTGACCACTAGGAGCAGATGGAGTAATATAGAAAGTACTTGTACTTCCGTTAGCGTATGTCACAAGTAATTCTAAATTTGTGACTTTACCATCGTTATAAAATCCTATGATTTGTGAATCTGTGCTTCTACATTTATTAATTGTCCAATCTGTTAATGGTTTGTATATTGATGTGCTACTACCATTGTATTGACCATAGTTAGCATACCAATTCTTTAATTCTAATAAAGGGAAGGAAGCCGCTAATGCATATTTAGTTGTTGATACAACTTCTGTATTAAGTACAATTACATATTCATCATTTATCATATAGTATTCATAACACTTTATATAGAATGGGAATATAATACCTGCACTATTTGATGATGTTGCACTTTGATAAAAGCCATTTGTAAAAGTGTAATATGCTGATACTAACTTACTTACATCAAATTCTACTTCATCAGCAGGATTGGCAGGACTATCATAATACGCAGTCGCTATTAATTCGTTTGCACTATTATATACTTTCACAACATATTTAAATCCTGTTTCGTTAGCGTTGGTGCTAGTTATCCTGTATAATATCCTATTGAATGATGGTAATATACTTGGTGTAGGTTGTACTAATGTTATACTCATTTCTTACTTACTTTTAATATCAATGAGTTAGCACCTACTTCCTCTAGTTCTGTTAGATAGAATGGTGTAACATCATCAACTGCTCTTTGTTTAAAGTTCCTACCTTCAATACCATATTTCTTTATGTAATATGCTAATCTACTAGCAGGACTTGTTATCTGTTTTAATTTCTTTCTTCTTTTACCTTCTGTATTTTCAACTAGGTTAGTAGCCTTTAATTCAATGTTCTTCCTTTTTGCCCATCCTTCTAACCCTGCTAACGCTTCAGGTGGCATACCATAAGTCTTAAACTGATAATATTTGCCATCAGCGTTTTTATATACCTTTCTTTTATTCTTTATACCTTTTACACCTTTGTCTATAAAGTCTGTATATCCTGCATCACCAAATCCTATTTCTAATCTCCATACTCCATTATTTTCCTTCGCACCAATTACCGCTATTGAACTAGCTAACCTTCCTGAAGATTGTGGTACTAATTGTTCAAGTCTAGCGACAAGGTCAATGCCTAGTCTATCCAAAATAGATTTGACACTTTGTTGCAAAGTATTACCTACCTCAACAATGTACTCATTATCATTAAGTTTTCTGCCTCCTATATTAAATAAGGCATCTACTTGTGCCTGTGTCGCAACTCCCATTGTTTATATTCTGCTTCTTTATGTTTGTTATAATCCTTTAAATATGCTAGGCTATTTAGATACTGAAT